GTTCCAGCCCGGCTCAGGGATGGGCAAATCAGCCATTTTTCCTCCATTCTTCAAGTGCGGCTTCGTACTCCTGCATCAGTTGAGCATTGTACGCCTTGCGCTTTTCAACCTCACTGCGAGGCATGGAAATCGAAATGGGCTCAAGCCCTACCCACACCCCATCGCGCCAGAAACCCTCGTAGGGATGGCGTGGCATGTGACGACGCCATGAACCATCAGGGCGAGTCGCCCAGGCTCTTTCTTCCAGCGAATGGTCGTGTGGATAGTCGTGGTCGCAGATCGGACAAGCGAATGTCCCAACCGCTTCCGGTACTGAGGCTACTTCTTTAGGATTGGCCGGGGGATTAGACATTTTAACTCCTACGCGCAAGGCATTCCTGACAAGCGCATCTCGGATAGCGACGAGGGGCGACCCACCGATGGATTAGGCGCGTCCACCAATGAAGTTCCCAACTGGCCTTGAGCGGGGCAGCGGGAATCCATCGACCATTCACCAGTTGCTGCACTGTTGGTACTTCTTTAGGATTGGGTGCTGTCATTGTGTCTCCCATTAAGATATCCGTCATTGGATGCCTGTCGTGGGAAACAAAGATGCTCCGGCGGGAGACCGTCTTTGCTTGTCGGTGAGCCGTCCATCACCTATCCCACAACATAAAGAATCTGCACCGCTTTACCCCTACCAGGTCGACTGATTTGTGCGAGAGGTCGGTGGTAGCCGCCTAGCTTTTGTCAGTCCTTATGCGGCATAGCCCTTTAACAGGATACCGGCGGTGCCTATGGAGTCTTGTCGAATCGAACGACAGCGTGGCGGGAGACCAGACAGCATCGGAACCACGCATCCCAGATAGACCCCTAAAAGATAGGCCAGCACCCATACGTACTGACCTATCAATCCGGTCTTACTTGTTGTCCGCTCAACCGGCCTTGCGGAAGGGCTGCTTAGCTGGTGAGGCTCTGCAGATCCTCGATCGACAGCTGGCCATTGGCGATCTTCTCCAGGAGCGTGGTGACCAGATCACCCTGATCGCCGACCTTCTCGGCTGCCGACTTCGCGGCACGCGCTGCCCGACTGACCGGAGTGCTGACACCACCAGCCCGCTTGCCAGGCTTGAACTGGATCATCGCATTCTGAATCTCGGTGTCGGACTTTCCGGCCACCTTGTATCGACGAGCGATGTTCTGGAATGACACTCGAAGCGACGTGCCGTCAAGCACATCATGGATTCCTTCCTCGCCATAATGCGCGATGGCAGCCGGCACGCTGTCCCAAACAAGAATCGGAACTTCTCCGAGGGACTCGGTGCCCTTGGCGGTTTTGACTTCCTCACGCTCGAAATGCGCGCCTTCGGGTACGTCTAAAGGCGTTGCCGGTGCAGCGGGAGCTGCCGATTCCGGCTGTGTTGCTGTTGCCATAATGACTGGTCTCCTATTGGACCTGTTGTTCACCAGTGATGCCACTGGCAGCTTGAACTGCCGCTACTACCATAGTAGGTTCGCAGCTTTTTAGCAGTTCGATAATTCTAGCTTTCCTTCTCTTCCCCATCAAAGGCAGAAGTCGTAACATCCACACTCTACATCTATGACCAGTGAGAGTTACTGTCCACTGATCTTTGTGGTGATCGAGCTTTTTGTCGTTAGATCTAAATATCGGTCTTACACTAAATAAGTTAGCAACTCTTTCAGCTGTATCAAAGTCAGTTGTTACTGCTTGCATGACTGGTGTTCGGTGAGCGCTTGTTGTAAAGCATCCTTCTCCTTCCCACCAGCCAGCTAGCCAGATAAGATCATCATGGCTAACGTCTGGAACATGCAAATCTACTTTCTTTGTAAGTGCCTTACCGATAGTTATTGGTGCCCACGACATTTAATATCCGAGTCAGACTGTACCATCAATATACGCATACTGGGCACAGTTGTCCATGCCCGATTTCATATCTGTGCGACATCCCTTAGCAGCGATTCAAGCATCTTGTCGTCTTGTGATGGGCGCCAGGATTCAGGAATCTTGTACCAACCAACTAGATCTTTCTTCAGTTTGTTTTTGACTCGAAGTTTACAGAGTCGGTATCCTGTAGCATGTCCAAGCCACCATGCGGCTGCGACGAGGGCGAGGCATATCCAGTTGCTATGCATCTTTGTCTAGCTCCGTGTTATCCAAGAGCCACATGGCTACTTGTTGTGGGGTCATCAGGCGGAAGCTTGCGACATTCTTGATGAATGTAGCGCGATATGAGTCGAGAGCTTCCAGGGTCATGCTGGTGCGAAGCCGTTGGGGCTGACGCAGGCTTGACACAAGCAAGCGATCTGCGGCAGCCATGATGGTCTGAGGGGCTACGCCATGCAAGCGTGCTATCTGTCGCCATGAGGCGCCGGCTAGCCAAGCAGCTAGCACCCATAGCGGACGAGATGGATCCTGCAAATGAATTATCATCGAGGAGCCTATGTCATCAGTCAAGTCGCGACCAATAATATCTTTCAGGCGCATCTTGTCGCCATCAGATAGCTGATGCTTGGATAGAAACATCTCTGCGTCGACAGGCTTCATCTTGCGAAGCGCCGACAAGTCATCCATCGTGAGAGTGCCGAGGACTTGATTAGCCATCTGACATATCCACGATCTTCTTGTGTTGCTTAGGGCCATGCAAGCTCTGGCACAACACCTTGCAGATATCCTTAGCGTAGCTGAATGCGCCTTGATGTCTGTCATTGATTAGCACATCGACCCAATGTTCAGCGAGCTTCTTGCCAGGATACAACACTAGCCGAGTTGTGTCAGACATGACAATTACTTTATTGGATCGAGTGTCAAGCTCGATGGTACAGTTGATTTGATATTTCATGCTTCGCGTCCTTGTTCTTCCTTCCCATAAGCCCGCTCCATTCCCCTGACTAGTGCAACCTGCGTGTCATGCGGAACTTCCTGAGCGACACGTAGCTTGCTTACGTTCGACCAGAAATTGGCAAACCGCTTGAGGACTCGAAGATGAGAGTCAACATGCTCCTCGTGATTGTCTTGTGTCATAATGTCCTTGAGGGATATGTAAGGGTTGTCATCAAGTCGATCCTGATGATCTTCCGTGAGAAAAAGCCTGTCCATTTGGCATGAGCGCCATGAAAAGCACATGCCGCGCATAGCAACATCGGCCAGGTGCCATTGGTAAACTCGCAGCGCCATAATCCGCTGACGCCACCTTTGCGGTCGCAACAGGCGCATTTGAGCTTGACCCAATCCGAGTAGGCCAACACCTGAGTTGTCGCATCGCTTTCGACAGGCTCAGGTGGAATGTAGCCTTTGGGTGGATGAAAGTAATAATAAAGGATCAGTTGTGCGGCTGTCACAGAGGCCAGATCGGATTGCGTCTGAGCAGTTCCGCCTCCCATTGGTCTGCTTCTTCGCGTATCTTCTTTGCAACTGCAGGTGGGTGTTCGTCGGCTTCCATCAGATCCCATAGTTCGTACAATCGCTTCTCGATATTCTCCCGAGGGATCTTGGCAATGTATTCCTTATTCATTTGCATCTTGGCCTCCCGAGCCAGATATCCGTCATTGGATACCTATGTAATTTAATGCAAGCAGGCTATCTTGTCAAACGCTCGATCATGAGTTGACGCCATTCGAGAAACTTCTTGTACCTCACATCGCTGCCACTTCCACTTTCTGCCTCCCAAGCCTGATCTACAGTCGCCTGAATGAACTCATCCAGCAGGTGTCTGTCATTCTCGCTCAGTTGATCCATAGGATCTTCATGTGCCAACTCGGGGTGATGCTGAAGCAGAATCTGCAAACCTTCCTCAGCAAGCATATGCAACCTCTGAGGGCCTATATCGCTGGAGGTGTCTCCTGGCATTGGTGGCCCAGGGTCAGCCACTTCCAAACATGCTTTGATTGCATGGAAGTGGGCTGCTGTGAATTCATCTGCTGGCATTTGTGTCTCCCTATAAGTTGATAAGATCGCCGCACTTCTGGTTGAAGTATTCCGAAGGATGCTGGCCGCTTCGTAGCAGGCTATGCATCTCCTCATGTTGGACAAGGTGCTTGTAGTCAACAAGATCTGAACGTATGACTATCGTGTTGTCTGTATACCAATAGCCGTAGTATGAGTGACCATCGACTATCACATCTGGCTGGGTTGTCCAGTGGATCCTATCGAAGTCGCCACGAAGTCCTGAGCATGCCTCCACCTCAGCATACCACTCACGATACTCAGTGGGTGGCGGCTGAGATGGCTCGACAGGCGAGGAGCAAGCCACTAGGGCCAGAACTATTGCAAGTCTGTCCATTTGACCAGTGGCTTGCGATGCTTGCGTGTGTGAGTGACCCACCAGCAATAGCACCTGATGGCTGCCCATTCAAGCTTCTGCATGTCAGTCATGACGACCTTCCACATCGCCACTTGTGATTGTGTGAGGTTCTTCGTAGTTCATCTCCACCCACAAGGCAACAATGTTCTGACAATGGCTGCTGAATTGCATGGCTGCTGCAGGAGTCAAGTCACCAGTGGTGATCTGTGGAAACTGTTTGGCTACAGTCACCCAGAATGACATCTCGGCATCCTCAGCTGCATCTCGAATCTTGGATTCAGTGGGCTTCACAGGAACCTCGCGTTGTCGGGCAGATCAGACTTGAATTCTTCAGGAATCGTGCCTTGCGACCACAGATTGGTGGTTGTCACAGTGCGTCCGTCATCGAAGCGAATGGTGAACTTGCGGCCAGAGTGACCCCTGAAAGCTCCTGTTGCGTCCTCACGAGCAATCATGTAGTGCTCGCCATCTATTCTGACCGAGTACGGTTGGAACTTCCTGTCGACTAGATCAAGCCAGTAACGCCTGACGAACGAGCGATTCCGCTCTAGCTCTCGAATGTCTTGGCTCATGATACCACCTTGTAAAGCACTACTCCAGTCCGTGTGATAAGGCGCTTCTTGTATCCGTATCCTACGTTTATGCAGCTGAACCAGAAGCATGCACGATTCAACGAGTCGAATGAGTATCGTGTAGCATATGCGCCTTTCTTGCCACGTCCAACTTGCACATGGTAGATATGGTCGCTACTGGGAGTAGGCTTAGCCACGGCGATTTCTCCTACGGCTGGCCTGTGCGAGTTTGCGTCTGCGTGAGATTCGCTTCCAAGCATCGGGCTTGTAGAACCTCTGTCGCTGGGCAGCCTCGCCAGCCTTCGGATGTGCAGACGAGTGCTGCATCTTCAGTTGATTCTTGTATCGCTTTCGCTTCTCAGGTGGCAAGTCGTCACGCTTGAGTTGCTCGATCAGCCATGCGGCTTTGGTGGGGGAAGTCACTTTGTACCGTGTCCGCTTGGGCAGCATTTTCTGCAAAGCTTCCCATTGCAGTCATTGCACTGCATCTTGACACTTGTAGTGTAATCTCTGATCTGGCAGTTAGCACAAACCACTGGGGTCTGCGTCAACTTGCGCTTGGCTTCTGCCAGTGTCTGGCCGCCAATGTAAGTTCGCATCATTCTCTCCCGAAAAAGGTTGGTCGGCCACTTTCAGTCGGATTGCGGCCATACACAAATATAATGCATCTGTGCCCGCTTTGCCATGCCAAATATATGCAGGAGGAGTAGTAGAGGTACCTAGCGGGGTGGTCATGCAAATGTGTTAGAGTAGGTAGTGTGTGTCTTTAAAAAAAATATCTAGTAAGAAAGACACTACAAGACTCCACCTAGCATGTTTGCACATACCCCATGCTAGGGGAGCCTTCTCCTTCTCCTGGTTACTTGACCAGTATCTGCCAGCCTCTGTGAGTCCAGACTTTGTCAGCGTAGGTCAAGAGCCAGTCGCTCTGGCGTGCTACCCAACTTGCAGTTAGTATGATACGCATACGTGCCTCCAGCATGAGCCAGTGAGCCACACAAAATAGAGTTGCGTGGCAAGGATGATGACCAACACGAGATTGCCTCCTGTCAAGGGTGAATTGTCCAGCGGGAATTGCGATAAGGGCATCGAAGCCCTGACCGAACAATCTTCTGACGGTATAGCGCTTACGCGGTGAACTTCTGGTTTGCAGCGATTGCAAGGGCGGCCGCACTCGGCACACCAGCATCGACCAACGCGGCAGCATATGCCTGTTGGTATTCGACCTCGCTTTCGCCTTCGTACTTGGTACCGTCCGGCAGTGCGTACACGTTCTTGATAACAGTGCGCACGCCTCCGCCAGTCGAATTGCGGACACCCTTCAGACGATTGATAATTGCCGCCTGAATGTCTTCCGCCTTTTTCGTACCTTTGTTGAGCAATCTCCGAGACACGTCCTGAGACATGACACGAATTGAAGTGCCGTCCAGAATGCCAAGGACACATTCATCGCTGAATGCGGTGCGGAACTTTTCCAGGTCAGTGACAATCGCAATCTGTCCGTTCCCGAGTTCCACGCGGTCGCTCGCATGGTCGCCACGTTGTTTCGATACCGATTCAGTGGCGAATGTCAGGCCCATTTCGGCGTAGTCGTTTTCCGTCATAGTATGGTCTCCCCGTTCGTTAGGATGTTTGTTTACCATACCGTCAAAAGATTGTTCGTTCCGCACGCCGTTCGCGCGTATCGCTCATGTCGGGGGCCGCGTCTTCGCGGTGCCGATTCACGTATATAACATACAACAAACGGATGTTTCATGTATAAACGGACGTTTGCCACTTCGCCCCGTTCACGGTCGGCGCGGTTGACATGGCACGAGACCCCCCCACCCCCACACGCAGCGCGGCCACACGGCAGGTTGCATCCTCACCAAATTCCGCAAGATTTTTGAATCCAGAAGATATCCACCGGCGGATACCTTCGGCTGCGCCGATCCTGGATAATCAGCTATTGACATCTGTGCGGCCAGCTACGATCATTCCACACGACTCGAAAGCCGCTCCATATATTTCTCCTTTCAGGTGCAGATGTCGGCAGCTAAACCTCAGCACGAACTTGCGGACTCGACAAAGAAGCTCTACGAGATTCTGCAGCGATCCGACCTGTCACCGCGCATGCGGATGGCCTTGAGGATGTATGCCTTCGGAGCGGTGCCTACCTTGTCGGCTGCGGCCGAGGCGGTGGGTGTCAGCCTCTCAGCCCTAAGTCTTAAAAAGAAAACTCCAGCCGGACAAGCTTACATGCAATCAGCACAACAGATCCTAGATGACAAGACCGCCTCAACTTCGCAGATTATCTCGCAGTTGGGGCGTCGTGCAATAGAGGTGATTGCTGACAAGATGGAGAATGCCAAGGACGACAAGCTCCAGCTGCGAGCGGCGATCGACTTGGCTGATCGCGCACCCGAGACCTCGAAGGTTCAGAAGATTCAGATGGAAAGCTTTACCCTGGCTGGCAAGGATGCTAAGGCAATCGCCGAGGCACTAGTAGCTGGCAAGTCTGTCAATGAGCGCTTTGCGTCTCTTGCCCAGGGCGACTTCGACAAAGTAGGCGACCAGAAACTTCTACCGGAATCCACAGATGCCCCACGGAGCACGAGCAACACTCAGCATCCCTAACGCAGGGACAAAGTCCGGAAGCATCCAGGGCTTCTGGGATTCGCCTAACGCTGGCAAGGTGGCGCTGGATAATGCAGCCACTATTACGATCAAAGCGCCTGCGGCCCTGACAGGTACTGTCACGGTACAGGTTGCCATGACCCTGCCTAGTGTGGATGCTGACTTCAGCAATTACCAGGACACCCCTGGCACAGATGTTACTATTGGAGCCGGCAAAACTGTCCGAGTTGGCTTGCCAGGCTGCACCGATCTGCGGTTGATTTCAGGCTCCGCAGAGGCTGCACAGCGCGACTTCATCGTAGACATTCTTGAGGAGCTGGCAGGATGAGTCTCAGACGCACTACATCACCCAATCGAGGCGGCAATCGCCGCTAGGCAGTACCCACTTCAAGGAGGTATCCAGTGCCCAGAAAGGCTTCGGCCAGGAAGACATCAAAGGCCACAAAAACTTCAGCAAAAGCAAAGCCCGCAGACACGTCGGCTTCTGCTACGCGGGGAGCACATAGCTTCACCGACCGCGAGCAGACTGCAGATCTCACCAACGTAGATCCCAACTCACCCCAAGGCCGTAGGATCAAGGAGCTTCAAGCTCAGATCAACGAGCAGGCTGCACTGGCTCCCGCAGCGGCCAAGCCTAACTACGGTGAGAGCGTCATGAAGCTTGGAGGCGTCACCAAGATCCTTCGCGAGGCAGGTGACGAAAACACCGGCAAGCCGAACCCTACCCATATTGTGCAGCAGGGTGGCGGTGGGGCAGTGGATGGCAACACTGGGCAGCCGATCCGATGAACAAGAAATTTGGCTCCCATGCTGGAGGTGTCACTCCGAAGGATCAGTCCTCGCATGGCAAAGCGAAGGGCCAGTCCGAGAAGGTTGTGCCGCCACAGAAGAAGGGTCCTCCGCAGGCTCAGGGGATGCCTCCAGCCCAGACTCCCAAGTAATGCCTGAAGAGCATAATTTCCTTGGCGCGGATGAAGCGACAGAAATCAACCACAGACAAGCGATTGTTGAGTTTGAGGATGATGTCTTTCCTGCGTACCGCGACAAGGGAATTACGCTCGGTGAGGCAATGATAATTTACAACCTGGTAACTGTTTACAATCGGCTCGGTGACATTCAATCACTCCTTGAAGAGAAGTATGCCTGAACAAGATATCCCATATCTGGACGAAAGCATCTCGAAGCTGCCCTCGGACATCCGAGCAGACCTCGCAGAGCGCGGCCGGAAGGATCTGTTCTTCTTCAATCAAGGTGTGCTGAAAATGCGTGATATGACAGAGGATTGTCATGGGCCCTTGTGTGCATATGCCACGCTGAACGTCAAGCAATTCAAGATGATGCTGATGCCCCGAGATCACCTCAAAACTTCGGTGATAACTATTGGTGGCACTATGCAGAAGATTGTGCAGAATCAGGAAAACCGCATACTGATCGGCAACGAGAGCGGAACCAACGCCAATCGTATGCTAAGGTCGATAAGACACCACGCAGAAGGCAACAGGGTATTCAGGGCGTTGTATTCCGAAGTGATCCATAAAGACACACGCAAGGTCAGATGGAATGACTCCGAGCTGGATTTTGTCCGCGAAGGGATGTATCCCGAGCCCACTGTCGATTCGATAGGTATGACTGGGGCTGTCACAAGCCGCCATTATACTCATATCACCTATGATGATCCTATTTCAGAGGAAGCTGTCAAGTCGGAGAAGGTGATGCAAGACACAATAGGCCGCATGAGCGCAGCCATGTCCTTGCTTGTGGATCCTTCCAAAGACACGATATGGCTTGTCGGCACCCGATGGGCGCTGCATGACGTATACTCCCATTGGCAGAATGTCTATCGTGAGAAGCTAGGCAGGTTCGTCCGAGCCGCCCTAGAATTCAATGAGAAGACTGGCATGCTTGAGCCGATATGGCCTGAGCGGTTTACGCCAGATGTGCTAGCCCTGAAGCGTGCCACGTATGACTCCGAGTATAAGTGGTCATGCTTGATGATGAACAATCCCAGAAATGTCGAGCTACAGGATCTGAATGTAGATGATCTGATGTTCTGGGAGTGGGATGCGCGCTGTGAAAACTGCATTATGTATAAGCGAGATGGCACAATACTTCGTATAGTTCCCTTTGATTTGCTGGATGTCACCACGACAGTTGATCTGGCGCCAGCCGAGAAGATGTCATCCGATAGGAATTGCATCACGACTGTCGGCGTGACACCCTGGAATGAAGCCATTGTGCTAGAATCATGGGCCAGACGTTGCACAGCCTTGGAGGTGATCCAACATCTATTTGAGGTTAAGGAGCGTTATCAGCCCCGAGCCTTCGGGATCGAAGATGTAGGCTATCAGAAGGTGCTGAAAACGTTTATCAAGCAGAAGATGAACGAGGACATGACTTATCTAAACATTGTGCCCCTTCCTGCCAAGGGTAAGAAAGAGCAGCGTATCCGTGGATTGCAGCCCTATATGGCGACAAGCCGAATATTCATCAGGGCAAACATGCACATCCTTCGGAACGAGATGTCGGAGTTTCCGCTGGGTGAGCATGATGACGCAGTCGAGGGCTTGAGTATGCACACAATGCTTTGGCGAGGACAGATGGCACCTGCGGCTAGGGCAAAGTATCGGGAGTCAGAGCAGAAGCTGATCCGCCGGATTCAGCAGAATCAGCTGCAGATCTCTGGCCCTCCGAATGTGCATCCCTCGAAGTGGATTCAGCCAGAGCTTGACCAGGATGAGTTTGATTGGCCACAGGCACCTATCATAGAAGTTGTGGCATAGACATCCAACAATGGATACCTGATGGCAAATATAGACTACCAAGGCATCGCAATAGTCATAGGAGCTTTAGGAACTTTAGTTGTCACAATAGGCAATGCGGCACTCAGCTGGCGCCAATCGAAGAAAGCTGAAATCAACAAGAATGAGGCTATTGCAGCACGCACGGAGCAGACACAAAAGATTGACCATATCACTCATCTTGTGAATAACAGGTCGGATCAACAAGACGCTAAGATTGATGATCTGACGAAGAAGTTGGCTTCAGCGAACACTGCACTAGATAACAGCGGTAAAGGTCCTGCGTAATGCAGAAGCGACGCGAGCATGACGACACTGGCGAGAACCAAACCTATGTCTATACCCGCGCTGAAGATAGGTCACAGTGGATTCGACTGTCGTATATTCTGGACAAGTACAAGCCTATCATTTGGCTTCTGTGGGCAGCAGCTATCGCGTTTGGGTTTGGCTTCAAGACTCCCAAGCAAGCTATCGCAGAGGTCAAAGACAGCGTGGATTCAGTGAAGGTGCGCACGGCAACGCTTGAAATGCTGGTTAGGTCTCAGCATGAAGATATACAGAATTTGCTTCGGCTCAGATGTCTAGATGTAGTAGGTCCTAAGCAGGCTGACAAGTGCTTCCAGGAGAACCCGTAATGTTAGTCAATCCGACCACGACTGCAGATCATCCTGACGTTAGGCCAGGAGGATCCATCAACAACCCTATGGTACAGGCAGCCATATGGGCGTTCTATGAAAACAATCCAGATCGAGTGATCCTCAAGGTGTCGTTCATCAAGATCCGAGTCAAGGATCTCCGCGTGCTATTTGAACTCATCGCAGGCCCCGAGCCAGTCTGATGCCAGGCACCTCGATCGTTCCGCGCAAGATCAAGCGCTACGGCTGGATTCCAGATCTTCCTGACAATAGGGATACTCTGTGGCATCCAGGTCGAAGGGCTGTCAAGCTACCGAGCAAGGTAGATTTGCGCACGACAGGCTTTATGCCTGATGTTTACGATCAAGGAGATCTTGGCTCATGCACTGCTAACGCAATCGGCGGGGCTTATGAGTACGAGCAGAAGCGACAAGGCCTGACAGATTATCAGCCATGCCGGCTGTTCATCTATTATGAAGAGCGTCGGTACATCAACGCCCTGGGCTATGATTCAGGTGCTAACATCCGAGATGGGTTGAAGGTAGTCAATAAGCTCGGTGCTCCGCATGAGACGCTTTGGCCTTATGACATCAACAAGTATGCTCAGATGCCCTCGGCTGACGCATACGAAGATGGACTGAAGCATCAAGCCACTGGCTATGCCTCGGTAGATAATCGGATTCAGTTGTCTGTGAAGCAAGCCCTCGCGATGGGTATTCCTATCGTGTTTGGCTTCACAGTGTATTCGTGGTTCGAGAATCCAGATGCGAATGCTGTATGCACTCCGATCAAGGGCCAGGCTACGCTGGGTGGGCATGCAGTGATGCTCGTGGGATATGAGCGCATGCATGGCTCCCAGAAAACATGGGGCATAGTGCGGAACTCATGGGGGCCTAGTTGGGGTGACGCAGGGTATTGCTACATGCCCCTCAACTGGATCTGCAACTATGCGAACGCTGACGACTTCTGGGTTATCAACCAGGTGGAAGCATGAATCCGCTGGTCATCCTTCTTGCATGCCTTACGCTGGAGATTCCTTCAGCCCAAGTCAAGCGTGTGCATGACGGAGACACTTTCACCCTGTATAGCGTTGGATTCACGAACGAAGAACAGGTGCGAGTCCTTGGCGTCAACACCCCAGAGCTTGGCACAGGTCCTGCTGCAGACTCAGCAACGGCTTTCACTCGTCGGTGGCTTGCAGCTGGCCCATTCAGCATCTCAGTCTGCAAACGCGAAAAGTATGGCCGGCTTCTGGCCGCAGTCACACGTAATGGAAAGAACTTAGCCGACACGCTCATCACCCTCCACTTGGGAGTAAAGGATCCATGACACTGCCAGGGAAGGTAATTGAGGTTGCAGATGGCACGCATGGCTTTGATGCCAACTCATTCATTAGTCCAGAGCTATCGAAAAAGTTCAGGAATGATGGCATGCGATTCTGCATTCGCTATGTCCCCAGGGTCAAGCCAAATCCCAATGACATCTCGGCAAGCGAGGCGGCTGGCATCCTGGATTGTGGCTTGGGCTTGATGCTGGTTCAGCATGTACATCCTGATTCGGAGCGCGAAGGATGGTCGCCGACTGGGCTGATGGGAAGTCAGTATGGCTCATTTGCAGCCAGCTCTGCATTTGTGGTCGGCTACAGGTATGGCGGAATGCTTTGGTGCGACCTGGAGGGTGTCAAGCCACATACTGATCCCCGAGACGTGATTGCCTTTTGCAACAACTGGTATCACGAAGTTGGTCAGGCCGGATTCACACCTGGACTCTATGTCGGGTTTGATGCAGGCCTGGATGCGAATGATCTGTACTACAAGCTGAAGTTCTCTCACTACTGGAGAGCCTACAATCTGAACCAGGACCAGTGGCCGGCTGTGCGTGGCTTGCAGATGACACAAGGCAGGCAGCTCACCGTGCATGGAGTCCAGATCGACCCCGACACTGTGCATCGGGATGCAAAGGGTGGACTTCCGCTTATGCTCGTAGACATGGAGTTTACACCATGAATCGCAGACTTGACTACCAGCTGGATCTTCCACTGTTTGTGGAGCCAGAATGCGCTTCGAAGCCAGAATGCCACTCCAGACTCTCCCCGCAAGATATTTTCACGGAGAGCGTAGTTAGTACGCCACGCAGGACTCAGAATGCCAAGTGCTCTAGTGTCACAAATCTCAGGACCCCAGCTGCTGGTTATGATCGAGCAGCTGAATATGTATCGCAGCAGGTATCATCCTGCCAGATATTGGCGGATGTACCGCTTTCTGCGCAGCTGCTTCTATCATTCGAGGGAGTGGATAATTCTGTCCAGGTCGGTCAGGAAAGAAGCTGGCTGCTGTCAGAAGAACTTCCAGCACAAAGGGCGTTTGCACTGCCATCACGTGAAGAAACTCTGGAGTCATCCACATCTGGGACTTGCCAGAAGCAACTTGCTGGTGATATGTCAGTACTGTCACCGAAAGGAACATAAACGTGGCTGATGTAGAGTATTCAAACGATCAAGCTCCTGTGGTGCAGTCTGTCACAGTTGATGATATGCCGGTCAAGGGTGAGAAACCTCAGACAGCATATCCGGCTGCGATGCTGCAGATCAGCAATGAGGCCAAGGAAGATCTACTCACGTGGATAGATATTTGGTTTCAGGCCTGCAAGGGCTCCCACCAAGCTAAGCTCACCGAGTGGTCAGCACAGGAAGTCAGCTATCGAGCTCGCTCGTCGGGTCCTCTGAGCGTTCCTTTCCTCGGGGCCTGTGGCGACATTGTGCCTGTCACAGCAATGGCAGTGGATCCTGTTCACGCACGCCTTGACACTGGCATATTCAAAGCGGATCCTGTGTTCAGACTGAAGCCTCTCAAGAAGAAGACCTCTGCCTACGTAGATAGTCTAGAGCGATGGATTGAATACTATCAGAAACACAAGTTGCAACTTCGCAAGATAGCTTCGCCTCGCTTGCTTGAACTCACGAAGCATGGCACGATGATCTTCAAGACGGTTTATGAGCATGAGAAGTACAACATCATGACTTATAATGCCAAGTGGAAGGTCATAAAGAAGGAAGTCACGAGGTTCAAGGGTCCTCGCGTCTTCGGAATCAGCCTTGCAGACTTCATGTTTCCGCCAGGCTATCAAGACGTGCAGGATTGCCCCATCACTTTCGAGAAGCAGAACTACTTCTACACAGATATTCGGGTGCTTGAGGCTTCCGGAAAGCTCACAAATTGTGCAGCTGTCAATGACCAGAAGATGGTTGTCCGAAATGAGCTTGAAGTCACCCGTCAAGAATCTGCAAATCACACAGAAACTGGCACTACCAATAGGGATCTGATCGAGCTTTGGGAAATATGGTGCGACTATGACATCAATGGAGACGGACTGCCGGAGAAGCTAGTCATCACTTGGCACGAAGCCACCAGAACTCTGCTGCAGCTGCGCTACAACTGGTATTTCCATCAGCGGAAGCCTTACACTGTCGTGCCTTATAGCGTGTCGAATGACAGCTTGTATGGCGTCGGCATCGGTGAGATGACCGCGTTCTTCCAGGATGCACAGACGAAGTGGCATCGTATGGCCACTGACAATACCTACTTGGCAAATATCAGGATGTTTATTGCCAAGAAGGAGTCTGGCATCGAGGAAGTCCCGAAGCTTTACTCGGGTAAGACCTTCTTCGTAGACGATCCGTCTAAGGACTTCATTCCCTTTGCAGCCGCCAACACCTACCCGTCGACGCTTACTGAGCGCCAAAACCTATTCGGACTGGCTGAGAAGCGGACTGGAGTCTCTGACTACCTTACTGGACGTGAGTCTCCTATTGTGGGCTCTCGTGCCACAGCTACTTCCACAGTCGCACTTATTCAAGAAGGCACAAGGCGTGTGGAAGAAGTGCTTGAGAACATTCGAGTCGGGTTCTCAGAAGTCATAGAGAACTGTATCTACATTTGGATTCAGTATGGACTTGATGGCTTGGATGACACAGTCTTTGGTTCGGATAATGTAGCCACAGATCTGAAGGAATTCTTCGATTCTGTAACCGAACAGAATGTTCATGGTGCGCTGGCTGTGGATCTGTCAGCCACAGATGCTGCCACAAATAGATCTATCCAGCAGCAAGTCCAATTGGCCATCATTCAGACGATGATGACCTATCTGGACAAGTTGGTTCAAGCGGGCGAGCTTGCAATTCAAGCCGCCCAGACAGCTCCTGAGCTTACTGAATTAATTGGCGAAGTCATGACTGCCGCTCGCAAGATGTTCCGTGACTTGCTGCAGAAGTATGACATCCCGAATCCTGATGATTATCTACCTGATCTGGAGAAGTACCTAAATGCCGCTGCCCAAAGACAAGGAGGGCCTGCTAGCCCTCAGGGACCAAATGCAGGAACTCAAGGAGATGCAAGCATTCCGGCTCCTTCTGGAGAAGTATTCCAATCTCCAGTCTCAGTCGCAGCGACTACTGGAATCGGGTACGGAAATGGCCCTGGTGTACCGCAGCCAGGGGGAGGTCGCGGCTTACCGTAAAGCCGTTAGTGGTTGGGACAGCCTATTCCAGGAAGTCTCAACAGCAATTTCATCCTTGGTGGAGAACTAGCAATGCCGGAACCTGTAGCCCCAACGCCTGGGGGAGGAAGTGCGACGATTGACGAGTACGAGGAGTCTGTCAAGGCTCCTGCTGCACCTGTCAAAGCGTCAGAGTTCAAGCTGGAAGGGGAAGATGTTCCTGAGGAGTTTCGTGGAAAGACTGCTGCAGAGATAGCTGCGCAAGCAAAGGCAGCCATGTCTGCCCTCAGAACATCTGAAGAGTCCAGATTGACCATGAAGACCGCCTTGGAGACTCGGCAAGTTGAGCCTCCGAAGCCTGCGCCTGTTGTCGAAGAGCCAGAAATGACTCGGGAGCAACTGAAGGAACTGTATGACACGGATCCTTTGGAAGCAATGGCGAAGATGACCGAGATCGCTGAGAAGCGGGCGACCAAGAACTTCAGCCAGCGTCTAGGTCAGATCGAAGGAAGTGGCATGAGCCTTGCTGAAAACTGGGCTAAAGAGGAATTTCCAGACGAATTTAGGCTATTCGGCAAGGAACTGGCAGATTTCACTGCTAAGTTTCCGCCTGCAACCTTCTCAACCAAGAAAGGTTGGGAGGATGCGGTAGCTTTTGTTCGTGGCCAGCGTGGAAATTTTGAAAAGCTCATGGAGTACCGTCAGAAAGGACCTGACAAGACTCCAGCGCAGGCTCGTCAGGAGCAGGAATCAGTGGCTGGTCATTCCAGTCGTGGCAATGGACAGGGCGGAAGGGTTCCGGTAGAGTCGCCTATCATCTTGGATGCGACCCAGAAGCAGATCGTGCAGGAGTTCATTAACTCGGGCGTCTTCAAGGACGAGGCCGAGTACATCAGATGGCAGAAAATGGGGAGTGCATAATGAGTACAGCAAGTGACCTGGCAGCTAAGAAGGCTGCCGAGAAGCGTGTCGAGGCCGAACTGAAGGATCCTACGCCAGGTGTAAGCGTGCCTGCCGAAGGCGGCATTACAGCCAAGCAGGCTCTCGAAAACGCGAAGCGATTGGAAGCCCAGATGTACAGTGGGGCGCCAAGTAGGGCACCAAGACAGCAGATGCTTGATGCGTCGGCTGTCCAGGAACGCCATCCAGACAAACACGTTCGCTGGGTGGGTATCAGAGACCCTCAGAAGGCTGAGTCTCGTCAACTAGACGGCTACGAAAGGTTGACTTCTGAGGAGGGTGGAAAGCAGATCGGGAATGAGTTGGTGCTTATGGCTGCGCCGAGAGAACTTGTCGAGGCAAGGATCCAGTCCGAACGCCGACTCAACCGCGAAAGGCTTGAGGCTCCGAAGCGAATGATGCAGGAAGCTGCCGAGGGCATCGCCAGGGAACTCCGTGACAGACACGGAATCACTGTAGATGCTGATCGGATATTCGTCAACGAGCAATAGGAGAAAGTAACACATGGCTCAACCAGTATTTCCAGCGTCAATAGCATACTGGATCGACCAGGGCACAGGTAACGAAGAATACACCCCCAGTCAGACGGGTGGTGAAACCTTCGGCTATGGCGATTTCGTAAAGCTAGTGGCCAACGTAGTGAAGCTGTGCACTGCTGATCCGCCTTCCATTCTGGGTATCTCGGAAGTTGTCAGTCAGAATGCACGACTCATCACGCCGAATGGTAAGGTTCCGATTCGAGTACTCAGCAATAATGCGGTGCTCTTGATGTCGAGCCTTACAGTACCAGTCGAAGCCACACATCTCAATGTGCAGTACGGTATTACAAGGGATGCCAACGGAAACTGGCAGGTCGACACAAGCAAAACAGGTGGCTCAGCACGAGTTGAGGTCGTGCGGCTCGACATAGCCCAGGGTTACTGGTATGTCAAGGTCATTCCGGCCTACCTGCCCAACACTAACATCGTCAGCTAGGAGATCCCGACATGGTTATGCTACGCGGCGGGTTCTCTCAGCTGCTGGCTCCAGGCTATCGCAAGATAGTCTTCGAGACGTACAAAGAGAGACCCACAGAAGGTACGAAGATCCTCAATATGAACACCGAGGGGAAGCGGGCTTATATCGAGGACTTCAACCTTGCAGGATTCGGCACGCTTCAGCCGAAAGTTGAAGGTGGTCCGATCGTCTATCAGGACATCAAGCAGGGAACTCCGAAGCGTTACACATGGACGACCTATGCACTGGGCTTCAGAATCACCCAGGAGATGATGGACGATGACCTCTACACGATCATGGGCAACAAGCTCAGCAAAGCGCTGGGCAGATCGGCTCGAAACAACCAGGAGCTTGTGATCGCGTCAGTGCTGAACAACGCATTTGATAACACGTTCATCGGCTTCACAGCGGGTGAGTCGCTTCTTGGCTCGCACACCTCGCTTCGCGGCGTGATTCAGCGCAACTCGCCGGTCACTCCGGTGGATTTCAGCCTTCCTGCTCTGCAGGCTGCGCTGGAATTCTTCCATAACCTGAAGGACGAGTCTGGCCTTCCGGCTATGTTCCATCCGAAGTACGTCGTGCACAACGTAGGTGACTACTGGATGGTCAACCAGGTGCTGAAGTCGCAGTTCCTGCCTGGTGGAAACCAGAACGACATCAATCAGGTAGCCAGAGAGGGCCTTGAGCCGATTCTCTACCACTATCTGACTGACTCAGATGCATGGTTCGTCATCGCTGACAATCATGACATGAACTTCTTCAGTCGCAGGCCGTTCACGTTTAGCAACACGGACGATTTCGAGACTGGCGACGCAAAGTTCAAAGGCACGCTGCGTTCGGGTGCTGGATTCGGTGATTGGAGAGGCGTGTACGGATCGCAGGGAGCGTAACCCATGAGCCCACTACCAGATAACAGCTCAGGCAGCTTCAGAGTCAACGCCTTCCATAATAGGTCGGTGCATATGTCGACTCTGTACCATGCTCAGTGGGGTGGAACGCTGCCACAGAGCTGGCCGGCTCCAGCGGCGGCAGTAGCTGCTGGAGGTGCGACAGGTATTGCAGGCCCGAATACCACAAGCAAGAGCATTCCTCTGACAGGATCCCTTACGTCAGGCGGAGTGATGATCTTTGATGTACCTCGCAATGTGGTTGTGGTAGTTACACATGCCACCTCGATCGTCGCGGTGACAGGTGTGATTACAGGCTTGGACCTGGATGGTCAGGTTATCCAGGAGACCTTCACAATCACAGCTACAGGTACGTCAAAGACAGCTACAGGTGTCAAGGCGTTCAAGTCAGTAACCGATGTTACGATCACTGCAGTTGCGGATGCTTCAGCCGATAGTATTCAGGTTGGTTCAGGCAATGCACTGGGATTGGATGCCAGGTCGAGTCATATCTCGCCTGTGAAGGAGCTTACAGATGGTGCTGTACCGACAGCTGGGGTGCTTAGCATTGGTGTATGGCCTCAGGTCAGTACGTCGGATCAGCGTGGAACCTTCACGCCGAACACAGCGCCGAACGGATCTCACACGTATGACGTCTGGTATATTTCAGACGATCCTTGGTTCTCGTAACAAGATATACAACAACGGATACCTATGAAAACGCGATTGGCTTTGGTGGCCTTCAGGGAGGCTGGAGTAGGACCCTGGATTCGCTCTCGTGGAAATGAGACGGGAATTCGAGTTAGAGCTTTGGGACTGGGTGAGCGTATCCTTGCGACTGCAGAGTTTGCGGATTCTTCCGAGAAATCGCAGGTCTTAGATCGTGAGGGTACGTTTCCCCTACCTACAGGTTGGCTTCGCATTAGGTTCGACAAGCAGTGTGAAGGTGATGGCATGTGTGATACTCACGTTGATCTTCTAGTGGCTTAAGGAGCTACTCTCATGGCAATGGGCAAGTGGAAGACATATGATCTGATGAAGTTCCGTATCGGAAACTTGACCATTGATCTTTCTGATACTACGAACTGGAAATGTGCACTCTTTCTTTCAACAAGTAACTGCAACACCCTCAGTGTCGGTACGAACGTCTATGGTGATCTGACTAACGAGCATGCTAATGCCAATGGTTACACTACCGGCGGTGTGGCAATCACAGGTGTCACATGGACGAACTCGGCTGGCACGATAACTTTCGATTGCAATGATCTGGCACCAGGCTGGACTGCCACAGGTGGCAACATGGTGTTCAGATTCGCAGTGATATACAAGAATGCAACAGTCAATACGATTGTCAAGCCTCTGCTTTGTGTCTCGCTTGTGGATACAACACCGGCAGACGTCACGATCGTGAATGGCAACACCTACGGAATCACTATGAATGCTTCAGGATTGTTCACCTTGAGTGGAGGCACGGTAGACTAATGGCTGACGGACTATTTTACTGGGATGGCAGAGTTCCGCATATCTCATCAGACGTACCGGCAGTCACGTTGGCTACGACTGCCAAAGCTCTCTATACCCCATCATTCTTTCCGAATCTTGGTGGACAGTACTTCGCATTTATAGGCAAGAAGCTTCGCATCCGGCTATTTGGCCGCATGACAACTGTCCTGACACCAGGTAACGGGTCGTTCAACGTCTATTATGGTGATGGCACTGATGCGAACGGCGTGCTTCTGATGACCGGTACTCCAGTGGCACTGACAGCATCCAAGACAAATCTGTCATGGGATGCTCAGATATTTGTCCACTGTCGTTCGACAGGTAGTGCTGGCACGCTGTTCTGCACAGGTAGGGCCAATTTCAATGTCGGCTTGATTGCAAGCACGCTGCAACCGATCATGTTGCCTGACTCAGCCGCGGCTGTCTCGGGCGCATGCGACTTGACTGCAGCCGGTAAGATCATAAGTGTTCAATACCTTCGTAGCGGCTCGACCGCTGAAACAATGCAAGTTCATGATATGGAAGTTACTGCCTGCAACTAGGAGGCATGCATGTCCCGAGCAAGCGATTTTGCAGCAACGCAGGCAGCAGCGGCTGCACAGCAAGTCACAGCTAATCAAGCCGAGCCGCCAAAGCTTGAAGGGCCCAAAGCTACCTTTGTTGTGACAGACGAAGGTAACTTGCGGGTGATTCCGAAGTCCTCAACCGAAGATATGGTTGCTCCACCTGCGGCTGCACTAGCCATTGCAGACTGGATCAACGCGACATTTAGAGACTGATGGCAATTCTAGCTACTGATAACTTTAACCGAGCAAATGCTAATCCTATTGGATCACCTTGGACGACTGCATCAGGCGAATCGGCAATGCAGATTGTATCAAATGCATGCACTCCGAGTTCGACTGCTGCGGATTGTGGTGCATACCATTCCACAATCACTTGGCCGAACGACCAATACTCTAAGGCTAAGCTTTCGGTCAGTGGCACAGCTGGTTCCCAGGCTGGAGCGGTGCTTAAGGTTCGGCAAGCATCAGGAGCTCGTACATGCTATCAGCTAGAAGTCGATCACGCAGCAACCCTGAATGTGTGCATAAGCAAAGTCGTTGCTGGAGCTTTTACATCTCTCACAGGATTTCCTGTCACGCAGGCGTGGACCGATGGAGACACTTGGGAGATCCGCGCGGTCGGGACGACACTCAAGGTGTTCAGGAATGGAGTGCAAGTAGGTCCGACTGCAACAGATAATGCAATTGCTTCAGGTTCGGCTGGTATTGGCTATTCGTCAGTTGAGACTTCATGCACGATAGATGATTGGGAAGGTGGAGATTTCAGTGGTGGCTTGGCTCCATTGCTTGGCTCCCTATTCGTTGGCCCTCAGTTGAGGTATTAGATGCTTCAGAATGTAAGGATAGGTAACTACATAATCCCAGACAACACGGTGCTGTCTTCAGCGATCGTGGGTCTTGCTGGGCTTGGTAGTCTTATTATTACAGGATTTGCACCAACTGGCAACATTGGTGGTCAGCCAGGCACAGGATCCCTGACAATCACAGGTCAAGCGCCTTCGGCACAAATTAGCACAGTGGCGGGGCTAGGTCAGCTTGTTATTACAGGTCAAGCGCCAGTCAGCGCAATAGCCACGGTGCCTGGCCTGGGACAAATAGTTATTAATGGACTAGCACCTACCAGTGTGCTGGGTACGAATGGCTTGCCAGGAACAGGGCAGCTTGCTATCAATGGGCAAGCACCCACAGCAGCCATCAGCACTCTGCCAGGCACTGGCCAGCTTCTTATTAATGGATTTGCGCCTAGTGGGTCGATAGGAGCGACAGGCTTACCTGGAACTGGTCAGCTTAGCATCACAGGATTTGCTCCGCTGGGAGCTATATCAGGACTTCCAGGTACAGGTAGTGTAGTTATAACTGGCTTTCCACCAGCCCAGTATATACCACCTGTCGGTATTATTGGTCTACCAGGAACTGGTCAGCTGGTTATTCTTGGATATGCTCCGAAGGGCACGGGAATATTCTTCCAAGTAGATCAGACTTCGGTAGCGTTCTCGAATGTGGATGAGTCAGTTAGTACGTTCAGCCAGATTAGTGGCTCAGCAATCACTACAACCGACTTGGATGAATCTCAGCCGACGTTCTCTGACATAGACGAATCAAATCCCACTTTCACGGATGTAGGCGAATGAATCTAGCAACCGCACGCACCCAGCTTCGAGGGAAGATAGGCAATCCATCAGTGGCTAACATTGCTGATTCTGAACTTACAGATGTGATAAACTCGGCCTATCGGTTCATCGTGGCTAGATATCCGTTTAATGAGTTCAGAAAGCTTGTAACATTCCCCACGGCTGTCGGCACTACCCGCTATATCATGCCATCAGACATAGCATGGGTTCGCAGGATGTGGGATGACACTAACAAAGTTAAGATAGGCAAACGAGGAATCAGTTGGCTAGCCCGAGTCCCCCTGAACACCCAAACTGGTAAGCCCCTATATTACATTAGGGCTGAAGATTGGGTACAGTTTGTGCCGAATGTAGATGGCGTCTACACGATCATGCTGTACTATCAGTATCAGCCACCTGCACTAGTGCTGGACGCAGATGTGCCGCTATTTGTTGAGTCCTGGCATGACGGATTGATTCTAAAGGCTCGGCATATCTATTATGATGGCAAGGGTGACATCGGCAAGGCAATCTACGCCAAGAATGAATGGAAAGATTGGGTATCCGACAAGCCCTCAGAAATCGACCAAGAGAAGGAAGACATGGACGACGTAGGCATCGAACTTCCAGAACTGTCTACGTGGTCAGTCAAGCGAGACATGCGGTTTGACCCACTCTTTGACACGACCTTATAATGGCATATTCAGCGGTATGGTCTGAGTCGATTCCAGCAGGATCCATCGCGGCGTCTGATCTTGACCAAGCTATCAGGGATGCGAAGCGAGACATTCGTGAGCGCATGTCAACAGTCTTCGGAATGGCCGATTGGAGTGCTGATCCGCTGGTGATTCAGCAACTAGCATTCGGCACTAATCCAGCCTCGACAGGTTTGATTAGGTCACCGAATAATGTGGCTATCGAGGTGGCTAGGAATGCACTGAACACAGCTGACTTTGTCATCACAAAGCTAAACTCCAGCAATATAGTCGAACTGGCTGGCGCTAAGCTCACGTTAGATCCCACGCTAGGCACGCTTGGCTTTACTGTTGCACAACAGAAGATCAGTTTGCCAGCTGGATCCTATATTGATTTCAGGGCCAATGCCGATGCGTCATCTGTTCTGCTTGTCAAGGATGACGGCTCAGTGCAACTTTCGACTGGCCAACTAGCCTTGTATGCAGGTAATGCTGCCAAGGCTCCATTGCTTGTGCCAGATATGTCGAGTGCGGCTGCCCCGTCGGTTCTTGCAGATGGCATGCTTTGGTTCATAGCCAATGACCTCTGGCGGCGCATAGGTGGCGTGTCGAAAAAGGTTACATTCGTATGAAGAAAGTTACGATCGCTGAGGCTTGGCAATATGAGCTTCTATATGAGGCAGCTATTGCCAGGCCTGCAGGATATGGGATTCAGCAAGCTAGGGTGATCGGCAAGGTGCTCGACAAGTTTGAGGCTGCTGGCAAGGTCAGCGAAATCAAGAAAGGTATCACCTTGTTTACACCCATAAGCTTGCCGTGTGAGATAGAGCTTGAGGATGCTGAATACGCGCTACTCCTGGAAGTATTCAAGGAGATGGCATGGACAGGTTCAGGTGTGCGGAAGGCTGTATTACTTGAGGATCAACTGAATGGCCAGACAGCTTCGTAAGAATCCTAGGTTCAATCAAGCTGCAATAGCTCAGTATCAGTACGATCCTAAGCTATATAGTCAGCCATTGCGTCTGCTAGGATTCAAGGGTCACGATAAGACCTCTCCACTTTCGCGGCTGCCAGAAGGCTATGCGAGGCTTGTGAGAGATCTGGCATATAGAGATAGTCAGTATGTGTCCAGAGATGGCACTGGAGTGCTAGGCTCAGCAGCCGGCTCGGCTATCGTGCATGCTCAGGAAGTCATCACCTCATGGGGTGGGTCATATCCCTTGAGATTCACCACAGGTGGCGTGGAAGTCTTTCAGGGCACATGGCAGGCTGCGACAGGCACTGCGTGGACAACTACCGATCTGCACAATTTCAGCATGACTGGCTGGAATGACTCAGTGGTGTTTGCAGATGATACAAGTGGAATCTTCGAGCTAACATTCACAGGTGCATTTCCTGTCATTCTGAGGAAGTTCCTTGCAGGCGTTAAGCATCTAGCTACATTCAATGGTAGAATCATTGCATCGCTAGACGACCGGATGCAGTGGACTGTCAAGGACGACCAGACAGATTGGACTGGTGTTGGCTCGGGATTTGAGGATCTGAAGTCAGCGCCAGGCGGCACACCCGACGGACAGACTGCGGTGGTTCCCTTGTCAAGTGACACAGCCCTAGTGATTCGCAGTCGAAGTATCTGGCTGATGACAACAACTGGAGACTTTGATGCTCCATTTAGGCCTACGTTGCTGACACAGGGCAAGGGTTGCATATGGCCCAGGACAGTGGCTGGCATTGCTGGCGGTGCGATATGGGTAGGCGAAGATGCCACGATCTGGATGTACGACCAATCTGGCTTCACTAACATAGCACCACCAATCTATAAGACCTTACAAGTCACCCAGGCTGTCATGCGGAAAGCCACAGCTGCGTATGATCCCAGATGGGATGAATACCGGCTGTCGATTCCAGGCTTGCCAGTCCAAAGATTCAACCGAGCTACTGGAATGTGGACAGAAGACACCTATCAGTTTCCAATCCGTAGCTTGAGCTATGCAACCTATGCTCAGCCACTGACAGTCGATCAACTGGTAGGCACAGTTGATTCGCTGACGGGGGCGGTGGATGACTTAGGTGTAGGGGTTAAGGCTTCAAAGATGATGTTCGCTATGGCTGATCCTTCTAGGTATGTTGTGCTGGAGAAGGCATCAACTGCCACTCGGGATGTAGATGGGAATGCAGCTGCAGTGGCTGGTAGTCTGCGGATCGAAACAGGTTACGTCCGGCAGCAGGATCCCTTGCATCGCACCGAAGTATTGCAGCTTATCACCGAGTATGAGTGTCAGTATGCTTGCACCTTGAATTATTACTACTCGGATGATGGCGGAGTGACTTGGAATCTGCTGGCAGCAGTGCCTGTCACGGCCACCACGAAGGCTCAGCAGCTCACGCTGGACTACACCTTGGATCGTGAAGATATTCAGTTTGCAGTCGAGTCTCTGAATGTGGGTGGAATCAAGTTCATTGACTTCTTCGCCATGACTAGACTTGGAGGTTTGAAGTCAGATGCTAATTGATTTCAGTCTAAGGGGCGATTCTGCGATCAAGCAGATTATGGATGCATTGCAGAAGCGCCTGACATTCACAGACAATATAGCATCATCTGATATAGTAATCGGAGATACAGGCTCAGCAGACACAGTGATTATGATTCAGCATAACTTGGGCAAAGTGCCTAGGTATTTCCTGGCTAACCTAGATCGGGCTGGCTCAGTATACGAATTCAACAGGCCACTATGGACACCAGTGCAAATGCAGTTGAAGTGTTCCGCAGCGAACGCGGTACTTCACCTGCTTGTATTCTAGAATACGACCGCTGGCGAGTCGTCGAGTTGGCATTGACACTTGAAAAGACCAAGTGGCTATGGGACGAGATGCAGAAATACCGGACGCTATTCAGCGATTTCACCAGAGGAGATGCTGGCAATTTCTTCGATCTGATTAATGCGCCAGGTAGCTTGTGGCTGGAGATTCTGGAAGGACAGCGAACGGTAGGTCTGATCTATTGGACTGGCTTGCAGAATGTGATTGATGCAGACATTCATCTGATCTTCTTTGATCGCAAGCCGGCTGAAAAGGTGGAGCTTTGCAAACAAATCGGAAGGTGGTTCTTCAAGGAATTTCCAGGATGCACCCGAGTGACAGCCACATTGCCGGTAATCTATCATGCAACGATCCGGCTCGCCGAACGCATAGGGTTTAAGTGGGAAGGTTGCAAACGAAAATCGCAGTTGATGGGAGGTAAGTACGTGGATGAAGTTATCTTAGGCCTGCTCTATGAGGAGCTGACATAATGGGCGCTACAACCAAGCGGTATGACACGACGCCTGCTCAGACATCACAACTCCGAGGTGGGATTGTAGATTATCTGATGGGTAATAAGAATGGTGGTGGCACCAGCGGCTTTGGGACACAAGGCTACGGGACAGGCTCACCATACGACAGGATAAATGCAAGAGCCACGGCTCCGACTCAGTCGATAGATCAGCTTGGCGGAGCGGACAGTGAGTTCTTCAAGAACATGATAGCCAGATATCAGCCGGCTTTCGACACACAGCGGAACCTAGCTATTGCTGGAGCTAAAGAAGGAGCAGGCACCCTTACCGGCTCAGGGTTTGCGAACATTCTAGGCTCCAACATCAATAGGTCGCTTGGCGACGAGAACAATGCTTTGACAAGTATTGCTCGCCAAGGGATAGATGCAGAGCAAGCACGGCAGGCTGCAGATGCCAACCGCACGCAGGGTTTGAACCTTGCGAATGCAAGTAACTTCCTGCAGTTGCTTATGGGTCAAGGCTTGGCTGGGGTTGGGCCTGACACGATCAAGACTTCAGGCGGCATTGGAGCATTACTAGGGCCGATCCTCAGCCTGGCTGGTCAGTACTTTGGCCAAAGAAATGGAGCACCAAGTCCGACAGGTGGTACAGGTTACGGCCCTCAGACACCAACAGGTGAAGGTCCATACGTTGACCCCTATGGGAGGCCCTAATGCCAGTTATTGACTCGCCCAGCATATGGGACTACATAGCGAATGCTGGTGGGCAGGCAATCACAAGCTACCAGCAGGCACAAGATAAAGTTCGACAGCAGGCTGAGCAGAATGCAGGATTGCTAACCCAGTTGTTTGGAGCAGGTGCGATCAACTCAGATCAGCTAGCGCCGGCAGTCAGCAAGATTCCTGGTATGGGACAAGTGAAGATTCAGCCAAGCAAGCAGGAGAAAGCTGCCACACCTGGCACTCCAGAGAATCTTGCTGAGCAGGCTAGCGTGGGTGAGACTCAGCAGAAGCTACAGAAGCAGGACATCTTGAAGCGGTGGTCAGGTGGGCAGCCTGTAACAGAGCAAGAAGCTCTGATCGCTGGCGTGCCCACGGCTCAGGATATGGCGCTGGCTAAATCTGCCAAAGTGAATGCATCGCTAGATGAGGCTGGTAAGCAGTATGTGGATGCTCAATTCCTGGCTCATGGTGGCAGGATAAATCCTCATGAAGCTATTGATATTGCTGCAAATGCATATCAGAAGTATGTCAAGGATTACCAGGATGCAGGTCTAGGCACCCTAACTCAGTCTGATCTGCAGAATGCTCAGAGATATTTTGCTGGTAGGGCAATGGATCGCCTGACTGAACAGCGGAAGCTGGACATTGAAGCTGTGGCTGCAGCGAACCGAGGCAACAACATGGCGCTGTCTCGTGAAGACAAGATGTTCAGCAACCTTACAGGATTGATCGAAAGCAATCGTAAAGCTCAGGCTGACTTTCTGAAGTCACCCCTTGGGGCTGCAGCTGAATTAAAGGTTGATCTGCCGGATAATCAGATTCCCCCTGCGTTCTTGGGAGCGGTCAGAACCC